TTATGTGCTAAATAAATTGTGCAACACATAATTTTTTAAAACTAGTCCTTTTTCTTCCATAACAAATTCCATTAATAATAACCATTTTTGAATAAAAATGGTTCCTTTTTTTATATCTATTTCTTTTTTAGTGACTAAATACATAAAAATTAGTTACTTTTCTGATGCCGAGCGTGATAAATCACGCTTAAATTAAGTGATAATTAACTATTTTGTATTTTTCATCATATGAAAATAAATTACAAATATTAAGCTTTAATTTGTAAAATGTATTTTTGTAAACTTTCTAACTCGGATTTTGTGTCGTATGCGTAGATCCGAATTTCATCATAATGTTCAGTTTCATTAATTTCTAGTTCGTGAGAATTTTCATTTGTTACTACTGTTTTCTTTAGCTCACCAGCTAAATAATATTCAATATGATATTTAACGGTTTCTGGTTTATCAATATTACCTTCATTATATGCAATGAGATTATCTTGTTGTATTTCTTTGTTTCGATGTAACCATGTTAATACTATTGTTTCTTGTTCTTTTAGTGTTATTGTCTCTGTAATAACACCATTTACCTGTAAATTAGCTGGAGGATATGGGCGTGCGGCTCTTGCGTCAAATTTTAGTGCTCGAATGGGGGCCTTATTTGCACTGAGTGTTCCAGCATTAGTTTGTGTTAACTGTTGAACATAAACAACTTCACCTTTTAAATATTCAATACCGTCCGTTTCAAATAGGCTATCAAAAAACCAGATAAACGAATCTTTACTGTGTGTTTGTGGTAATGTGTCTGCACATCCCCTTGCTATTGTTAAGGTCCCATTTAACTCATCAAATGCATCAATTCGAACAATTTCATTACCAATAATAGCTGCACTACCAATTGAAACATCTGTCATATTTTTGTTAAAAATCACGTTTAATTGTGTATCTATTTTACTTAACTGACGTTTACTGATTAATACCGCACTTGGCGTAAAGTCGCCTGTTCCTCTTATTGTAAAATCAGCACCTTCAGTTGTAGTTTGTAATAAATAGTTAATTGACTGTGAATTTGGCTGAGCAGAAACTAGAAACATATAGCCTGATTCGTTATTAACATCATAATTTGATAACTGGCTCATTGCAAAATAGGGAGATTCAAATAACATATAATTTTTAACTGGTCTTGGTGTTGTATCTTGAACTATCCCTGTCCCAGATTGATTACCACTATTATAAACGGTGTCTGCCAACCCAAAAACATCCTGAATTGCGGTAATTTCAATCATTCCATCTTCGTGCTCGTTAATAGAGCCCACCCGCATGACCATATCTTCGATATCTCGGTCTGGTAGTGATACCCGAAAACAATCAGCAGGAGTTAATATTTCACCGCGTCGATCAAACTGAATCGTTAGACGAATTAAACCCGCAATTCCAGATTCCAGTTCTCGCTGTGCAACACGTGCAGCCAGCTCAAATGTTGGTAGTGCTTTATATTCAATAGAGCTACTGATTAAACCAACGGCTTGAATTGCACCTAAATTTTGTGCCCGAACTTCACTATCCTCGTTCGTTACTGGATTATGCCATTTTACAGCAATTTCATTTGGTACATTATCGGAAGCGCTACTATCATCGTCCTGTACCACTAAAATACCGTTATCATAATTAAACAATGGTAAATCTTCTGTTTTGTAATTATCACGAATCAGTTTTAGTTTAATTTTTCCTGTTGTTAAATCAGCATATTGTACTGCGCCTATATGATCTAACACCTGCTGTACAAATGTATCTAACCCATCTTGTCGATTGTAACGAAAGCATAAACCGAATTTTTCATTATATAGAATATCAGCAGCAGTTTTAAATGAATCTAAATCAATATCCTCATATAGTTGCAATCCTCGTCCCCAATCATTGTTGGTTGCACACTCTATCAAAATATGCGCAGGATTCATTGCGTGAATAGTTCTTAAATTGCTATTTATTCCATTATCTTTTTCATGAATTGTTGATGTATCATCATATAACATGATGATACATTTTTCTGGGTACCATACTTCGTTATTTGACCAACCTTGTGTTGTACGTCTGACTCTATATTTCCACGGTTTTGGACTTGCTGAATAAGCACTAATTAAACCATCAAAGAACGTCGTAACCATGCCCCGAAAACCAGGCACAACGCCGCCCAGTAAATTTTTTACACGACTAGTTGGCTCCTGATCTGCATCACCCATTGCGATTTCAAATATGCCTTTAATTCCACCTTCACCACCAACATTAGTACCACCAAACAAATTCGGCTTATCAATATAAATTGATTTGCTAACAGTAACTTCATTTGCTTTACCTGCAAACACAGTTTTATCATCAGCGGTAATAGCAACTAACTCATTAATTGGACCACGCCCAAGCCCCGACTGAATACTGAAAAAGTATTTATAACCAATTGTTGTTTTCTTCTTTTTACTGCCCATACTTACCCCTTATGCACACTAGCTTGCTTTGCGAGTTCAACAATACGAATAGCTAATGCATCACCCGTACTTAAAATCGTTGTGCTATCAATCCCACCATTTTGAATAAAATCGTTAAAACTCAGTCCATAGTGTTTAAACCAGGCTCTTAATCCCCACGCACAGCCTCCACCTTGACGAATATCTGCCATAGTTATCCATATACTATTTTCTAATTGCTTCATAACGATAATTTCCATAAGCCAGCACAAACCAATCCGCAGTCCAACAGTCACCAAAAAACACACACTGTGGCGTTCCTTCTGTTGGCTGTGGATAATCAAAGTCATCAAACGTTGCTGCATTAACCTTATTATTATGTTTTTTGGCTAATGCTTGATTTAGAAAATAGGATGCAACCAGTACAACAACAAAACGCGCAATCGCCCACCACATAATTAACCTCCTAGAATAGTTTAGTAATGCTATACGGTGATTTGCCAGGCAGGTGTGGGCAACCACCATAATTCAAATGGTTATTAAATTTATTTTCACATGTATCAATCGTATTATCACAACCAGGATATACATTAATTATCAAACCTACACTTAAGCCATAAGTCCCACCGTACAGACTTAAATTATTGTTATTATGCATGCGAATACCTCGCCTTTCTGTTAGACCTTCAAACTCATATTCAATATAGCCACCGCTAAAGTAACCATTATTAATACTCTGTGGTACATTAAATGTAATTGATTTACCATCTAATGCAATTATCTCTAACCCTGAAATGACATAATGACGAGCTTTAACTTTACATCTACTATCATAAAGTGCATGGGGGCACTTTCTACCCCAGGTCAGCCTCAATCCCTGACGGCCAAATGTATTGACAATATTAGTTGTGATAATTTTGGCTTCACCAATTTTTTCACGTTTGACTTCAGTGATATTACCCACCCATGCCACCCGTAACTCTTGTTGATTATCATGATAATGCATGCGATAAATTCTAATTTTTACCGATGTACTCGGTGGAACACCTCGGTAAAATGAAACCACTTTATTCGTAACGGGTAATGTGATTTCAACATTATTATTACTACTTGCTGATAGCCCGTTATCACTAATTGCGATCGCTTCCCATAGCGCATTATTAACCATTATTGAGCGATCTGCATTTGTATAGCGATAATATAAATTTTGCCTTTTGAACTCATACAGAGTTAATGGCTGACCATTTGCAACGGAATACTCAAACTCACTCCAGCTCATACCGTACCTCTCTAAATGTAACTTTTATTCTTGCTGTACCATCAGCATCAGTTAAATGTTCCCATATAACTTTGTCATCATTTAAACGACATAGTCGCATTATTGATATTTTGATGACTTCATTATGTGTAAATGACGCCTTTTTATTGAGCAATAACCGAAGTCCACCTTTATTATTGCTTTTCACGTTGACAATCTCACGATATAAAATTCGGTTACCACTCAGTAAAATTCTTAAGAACTGTCCGCCGTGATCAGTTTCAGTCATGTTATTTTGCTCAATATCTAAAATTTCACTCGTTACATCATCAACTAGTTTGCAATCATTACTGAACGAGGGGACAAAAATAGGTTTTTGGCGACCACGGAGAGCATAAAACAAGGCACGCAGCTCAAGCTGTTTATTACGACCGTTAATTAAAAACTCATGAGACTGAGTGATAAAAACACGACTCGCGCTATCTGAGTAGTACAAGATACCCGTTTGATTGTCGATTTCACGTCGCATTGATTCATATGAAACATGTACATCATCTGACCAATCTGGTTCTTGCTCCAGCACATAAAAATTATTGTACATAGGTAGCTCAACATTAACGTTAATGTCATTTTTTTCAACAACTAAAAATCGTAACTCTGCAGTTGCTAATTCATCTGTTCGTCTGATGATTTTGGGCGGTTCAGTCAGTTTTGCAAATTTAATAGGAAATACTTTTGCACCTTTAAAAATGGTTGTGTATATCGGTTCAGATAGTGTAATACTTGAATTTTTAATTGATTCAATATTGGCAACAATTGTATTACTACCATCTATAACGGTTAAATTACCTCCTATATGATAATCTCGCCCGATGGTTGATAAATAAATTGTCTTATCACCTGGTTTGATTTCTTTATCCAGTAATGCTATATCACTATAAATCGGCAATGAAAATGAGCTTAAATAGTTCTGAAATAGTATATTTTCAATTTGTCGACGTTCGTGTTTATGGATAAGCGTTTGAAACTCAAATGTCCGACGAGGTGTTAATCGCATTGCTACCCGTTGTTCTGCCCCTGTTTGTGATTGATGTACATTGGTTTTCCATTCTAATGTTTCTGTAATACCATGCGACCAATTTGGAGAGAGAGGAAGCGGTAGCGAACGATTACCGCTAACAACTAATGTAACGGTTTCAGCGTTTAAAAAATGAAACGAAATTGTACAGTTAATACTATCTGTGCCGTGGCTATCAATATCAATTGATAATATTTTTAGGCTTAATCGGCTAAATAAAAATGGTAACGTCACATTACTGACAGTGACCCCTTGTTTATCACTATAGGTAATATCAGTCAGAATTTTACTGCTGAAATAACCGTTGAAAATTGATACTTCTATAGTGCGTTGATTACTCACATAGCCAACATCAATAGTGGATGGATTAATATAGAGCTTATTATAAATAATATTTAAAAATGATTGTGTAATGTAACCTTTTCGCACATTGAGCAACTGCAAAGGTATACCATGTATAACGAACCCCGTTTCATCTTCAACAACAGATGAGAGCTTAGCCATACCCTGATATAATTGTAAATCAAAGCTACGTTGACCACGAATTTTTTTCAAATCATTAATAACGTATCCTGTATGTTTGTTACTCATTACTCAATTACTCTATAAAAGTAGCCAAGGTCATAACTATTATCTTCATCCTGAACATTGGATGTGACAGTTTGAAACATTGTTGCCGCACAACAATAATATTTTTCACCATTAATTTCACGAATAGTACCAGGAACAACACTATCAATTCTGGCGACATAAAAATCAGGAACTACACCGATGCGTTGATATTGTTTGCTAGCCAAATGCAGATAAATCGATTGTGGCACAAGCGTTATCAAATTATTAAATTGAGATAAACTTGCCTCAACAAGTAACATATCAGGATGGGGTTTATAATCACGTTTAATCGTTGCATCACCAATGCCCATTGCGCCCATTCCTTCATAACCTGACTCATTTGCTCCAAAAAAATAGTCTTTTTCGTTAACTCTGACAACGCTAGCAAAGGAACGATATTCTCGGCTTCCGATATACAAGTACATATCACTGGTGAAGGGATATGATGCGTAACTTGTATCATTTGTATTTGTTGAATGTGTTCCGTACGCATAATGACCATCAACATAAACGCCATCTTTTTTTAGCGTTCCGAATCCAAAATGTCGAAAACGGCGAGAATCAACACGTACAACAACATGAATATATTGTGTTGTTGCTAAAAATGTATATGACGCAAATGGCTCATGATGAAAATTGGTACCAGCCCCCCAATAATAACGATAGAAATTTGCTTTACCGTTAACAGAGCTTGAACCAACTTGGTTATCCCAGGATAAATTTGCGTTAAACTGATTGTTGATAACAATGTACAACGTGGGGAGTGAATTCGATGATCCAACTCTTAGGCTCCAAAAACAATTTTCATTATGTAAATAGAGTTCTTTTGCTTTAGTATCAATTTTATCAACAACCCACCCATCAACTGATTGTGCAAACGTTGCTAGTTTTGATAATAAATCTACGACTGATGATGCGTTACCCGTTTGATATGTCATATTTAGCTCCAATTCTATACTTTTTCAATTGCAAAAAAATCAATATTCGTTACACGAAAACCGTTTTGAAAAATAATAAATTCGCGGCCATCATCGGTTTTAATTGTATCTTCAGCTGCACGACTTAATCCTGGCACCCAGTAAACGCCATCTAATGCTCCCCAGAATTGAGTTGCACCTTTTGTTACATCTACAATCGATACGGGATATAGCGGTGAGTAACAATCAGGTGATGCAGTTAACACACTGATTTTTTTATTGCCATAATAATAAAATTGTCCAATACCTCTTGGATAAACTAACTTTGTTCGGCTACCTTTTGAACCATAAAACTGTTGCCATGACTGCGATGGGGCAAATACGTAAAAATGATTGATAAGAGGGTCGATAATTGACGCAAAATAATCTGTTGTAACGGAATATCGTTGTAGTTCATTATTACAGCTACCTGCAATCACTAGTGGATAAGGGTACTCATTTGGTAATGAGTTTGGCAGCATAAAACCACAATAACAACTTGAATAAACGGTTGTCATTTTTGTTATCACAATAAATCGACGATTATTAGCAAAAAACCAGTAATGTAATGGATTATTATCAGCAAATAGTCCGACTTGTGTACGATTTAACATACCACTAAATACATTTTCGGGCTGATTGACCAATTCAACATTAAAATAGGTTCCACCACAAAAATAGAGATTATAAATATCGTTAGAAATACTATTATCTGTTTTACATGCAACATAAATATTATTGCCAGCAGTCGCTCCCGGCGCACTCCATGCATATGATTTTCGTTTTGCTATAGTTGCAGTAGCTGCAGTTTCACCACTGTAAATTTCTGTCCAATTATCTCCAGAATTGACCAATTCACTATCAGTTGTTAAAAATAGATTTAATTTATCCAGTAAATCAATTTCATTATCTGCAATTCCACTTTGATACGCCATTTAAATCCCCAAATCCTGTTTAATTGTTTGCTTATTTGCTCGAATAAATGTTTTAAATGCTCTACCGCCTGTTACGCTATTGATTCCGCGACTGACCATATCACCCGCATCAATGACTAATTCCTGCTGAATAACGGGACTTAATATTGTTGGTGAGCTTTTGCGTTGTTGGCTATCATCAAGTAATGGCGCTTTTGGAATATTGACATTGCTAACTAGCCCGCCTGTTGCATAACGACGTAATCGCCCCGTGTTAATAGCATGAAGATAGTCAAGGCCGTATTTTTTCACTGAAGCAGCTTTAACAACATATTCCCCATTAGATAATTTTGCTGGAATAGAATCGGATGTTGATGTACCAGCTCCAGTTATATAACCACCTGTTGCTGCCGCAACAGATGCCACGCCCGCTAAACCTGACATAGCAGAGCCACCAGCATTCGCTGATGTAATTGCGGTATATAAGGTCGCAGCGCCACTTGAAAATGCAGCTGCCATTGCGCCTGTTAATCCTGCGGTTCCCGTTGTCATTGCGGTGGTTAATGAAGTACCAAGTTCAACCGAACCAACACTTGCCGCAGTGGTTATTGCTGTGCCCATCAGTTCTGCTGAAGAGATAGCACTGGCATTTTCAACTGCCGTATCGGTTATTGAGCTAAAAAGTGATTTACCCAAATTACTAAGTTGATTCATGGCAATATCAGCAAGACCTTTACTTGCTACCTGAGCCATTGCTGATACGATACTTTGTGCAAGGTTTAATAATGCGTCTTTTAATTCAAACGTACCTTTTGCTAAAGAATCAAGACTACCTTGGATACCGCTTTGTAATCCGTTTTTAAATGCATTGGTTAATGCATCGGTAGTTTTATTTAGTTCTGCAATTTGTAGCTGAAGTGTAGCAAGTGCTTTTTGTGCATTTTCTCCAACTTGACCAGGAAGCGCTGTCATAGCTTGCAAAGTAGGTAAATATTTGGCAAGTTCTTGTGCTGTTTGCTTGTGCAAATCAACTAACTGGCTTTGTGCTTCAATTTGTGTAATTAAACCAGCAGTTACTTGTGCTTGTATACTTTGTTCTTTAATTGACTGTTGTGATTGTGCTTGCTGAACTTTTGCTAAAATTTCGGAAATATTTGCTTCAGCTTTTTTTAGTGGTAACAACTGGTCAATTAAGTCAATACCCTCAATATTTTTATTAGCTTTAAGTTGTGCAATAACCGCTTGATACCATCTATCAATTTCTGCCGTTTTAATTCTGGCAGGATCAAACAATAGCGAATTGAGTTGATTTTGTAATTCGTCATTAAGTTTTTTATTTTCGTGTGCTGTAATTGCATTATTTGCCGCATTAGCTCGATTACGTTGCTCTACCGTTAATTTTTGAGAATCAATCAACGCTTGACGAGTTGCGTATGTTTTTTGTGTCTGCTTATCAGCTTGTGATTCTAGCGATTTTATAAATTGTTCTGTTTCACGTGCCGCAGATTTTGCAGCTCGGGCTGATTCTTGTATTGCTTTTTTCTTTGCTTCGTGCGCATCTATCAATTTTGCATTAGCGATAATCTCTTTTTTGAGCTCTGGGCTAGCATTTTTATACTGACCTTTTTCAATTTCATAAAGTGCTTTAGCTAGGGCAGTACTTTTTTCTTGTAACGCAACTTTATTTTTTAATTGTTCGTTATACTGCCTGAGCGATTTATCCGTTATTTCTTTTACATCTTTATCATATTGACCACCAGAAAATGATTTACCGTCTTTTGATTTAACCCCTTGTGCTTGTAAATCTTTACGACCCTTTTCATTAGCCCACAGCGCTTCATATTTTTTACGTAATTCATCAACCGCTTTAGCTTGTTTTTCGGCATCACTGGCATTTTGTTTATGCAGCTCATCAAGCTCTTTTTGGGCATTGATTGCTTTTTCATTAATGACATCGGTGTCATGCTTTTCTTGTACTTCTTTTTGCTGTTTATCTCGTTGAGCCTGTTTTTCTTGTAATGCTTTATCATCATTTTTATTGTATGGAATATATCCTGCCCCAGGAACAATATAAAAACCTCTATTTTTGGCTTTCTCCATTCTTTCAATATCTTCTTCTAGGCTTGATAATCCTAAATCAAACTTAAGCTCTTTCTTTAACTCATTACCTAGAACACTAACCCCATTTTTGAAGCGTCGCCAGGCATCTTCTAACCAATTAAGCTGTTCTTGCATCTTGTTAGCGCTGACTTCCATCTCTTTGGCATATCTCTCGGTAGCAACGGCAATAGCTTGTTCTGTGTCACCTTGTGCTTCTAACGCTGCAATACGCTGATAAGTAGCCAGATCTAAAAAGTGATATTGTTTATTACTTTCAACAGCCCAGCTTGTGACCGAATTTTCAATACCTTTAAATGATTGAACAGCGTCTTGGGCACTTTTTCCTGTCACTTGTGCCATATACGCTGATGCTGTAGCAATGTTTTCAATCGATTTTGCTGATAATCGCCCCGCTGATGTCAGTTCTGCAATAACACCACGTGTTTCACTGTAGTTATGATTAATTTTACCGATACGTTGAGACATAGCCTCAAGCCCGCCTGCGGTAGCTCCAGCATAATTACCCGTTGAAATTAATGCACGATTAAACCGCTCTTGGTCTGAAATTATCGTACTTATCACTTGTGACATTTTGTAAGCGGCAGCAACAAAAATACCAACGGATAGTGTGGCAGCACTAAATAATGGCGGTAGTCGCCCAGTCATATTACCAATTGTTAGTAATGAATTTCCCGCTGATGCAAAATTACCACTTGCTAATTGTTTAAACATACTGGCGATACTACGACGGGCGCCTTTGGTATTCAGATCTAATTTTTTAGTACTTTCATTGAGTGTTTCAACTGTTGATAATGCAGCACGTTGATTATTGATTTTCCCAAGATAATCATCAAACGTATCACTATCAATGACGCCAGCTTTTTTGGATTTTCTTAACTTGTTTTCTAATTCATCTAAACGACTTAGACCTTTTGTCGCTGGATCAATGCTAGCAAGTAATTTATCTAAACCTTGGCGCAGTTTTTCAACTTCTTTTTTATGCGCTTCAGCTGCTTTAGTGGCAATACTTTGTGCTTTAGCTTGTTTTTCAGCAGCAGCGGCAGCTTGCGCACCACGGTTCATTGCCTCAGTTTGTGCCGTATAAACATCTTTGATGCTTTGAGCACTTTTTTTGTTAGCATCTTGAGCAACATTTGCTGACTCTTTCAGCTCAGCATTTAATTGACTGATATTATCTTTTGCTCTATTCACGTCAGCCGTGAACTTCATTGCAATATTCATATCGTTATTAGCCATTATTATTGCTCTCCGCGTAACTGTTTTACAAACTTAGTAACTTGTTTACCACCATTAAAGCCAACACAAACATCCTCAATTCGGTTAGCTCGTTCTCGGTTTTGTAACTTAATTAATTCATCGTAATACAGCAGTAATTGGCGTTGCGTGTAATACGGTAACTGCTGCGCATCATGTCCATTTTTAATTAATAATGTAAAAACTTCACTCCAGCTTACTGATTTGCCTGTTTTGCAGCGTTTTGCCGAATGATTTTGCGAGTTACCGCGTTCATAAAAAAACGAGAATTAACAACCCACCACCAATCAAGTAGTTGTAAACCATCTTCATATGACAACGCTTCAATAAACGAAATCGGTTTTTGAATAGAAGTACTGATTAACGAATAAACCAACTCTAAATTACCCATAATAATTGTGTCGGCTTGCTCAATAGTGATTTTGTTTGTACCGTTCATTTCATTCACAATTAATGCAACAAACTGGTCAATTTCGTTACCAATAGTTAGTGCATCTTTAAATGAATATTCACGTACTGTAATTGTTTCGCCTGCTAGCATGATTTCACGATTCGGCATTAATGTTGCTAAATCATTTGATTCTTCTTTTGTTGCTGTCACTTTTTCTGCCATGTTATTTACCTACTAATAAAATTAGAGAGTTGAATAATTAGCGGTGACACATCACCGCATAATAAAATAAATTTATTTCGCCTTTTGAACGTATGAGCCAAAATAACCAAGCGAACTATCCTTGTTTTGACTCATATCAGCCAAGACCGTGGCAGTAAGTGGTAATTCACCGTATCCCTCATTGTGTAGTAACGAGAAGTTAGAAATTGGATTGAATTTAACGCGGAATAGCTCCACAATTACATGTTCATTTTCACGGTCAGTATTGATACCATCGAGCATAAACCAACGTTCTGGTGGTTGACGGGTAAAAATGCCCAAGCTCTCTTTTTTAGCATAGGAATAATCTACCGTTGCAGTTAATGCTGTTGTAGTTAATAATTTGATTAATCCAGCGTGAGCTGATTCGATTTCATAATCCGTGCCTAATACTAATGTAGAGCCATCTGGTGTTTTTAACTCGACATCAGCTACAAATGGATGAGTTAACTTGATACGATCACCAATTATCAGGTTCTCTGGTAATTTTTCATCTGTCGCTATACCTGAATTAACAGTAATCTTTTCACCATAAAGCGCCAACGCAATGTTTTCAATTGACCAATCTTTTAGCGTTAAGTTTAACGTGCCACTTTTACCTAGTGTTAATTCACCAACTTGTAAGCGTTGTCCTGTGTATGATTCATTTTGTGTCACGGTTTCAACACTTAACTCCATCTCGCAAGAGTCAGCGGTACCAACATGCCGAAAGGCATTAGGTCGAACGGGTGAACTGGCGGTATTACGGGTGGCAAGATTTATGGTACCTTGTAAACTCATTAATAAATCTGACATATCTTTCTCCTAAAATTATTTATCGGCTACCGATGAAGTGTTGGGTTTGAAATGAATCAATCCAAACCAGCACGCCATTTTGAAAACCTAACGTTTGCCCACCAGTCCAACTAACTGGGCGAACGCCGTCAATAAACTGAACTGTTTTACCAATCAACAAATCGCGCACAGCTCCAATCACTGGGTTAGCTAGCTGTTTAACATTTTGAATATTGGTTGCTTGGCTAGAAATATCACGAGCAACAACCACAACACCAAAATTAACACTGACTGACTGCCGTGTACCTGCGGGCTTATCGTTGGGTGTTTCTTTACCAAGCAAAACGTAAGCCGCTGGTGTCGGCGCTGAAGTTAAATCGGTTAACTTACTGTATTCAGCACTAGTACCAACAAAAACTAAGGTTTTATCCGCTAATAGGCTTCTTAGCTTTTCAGCAATCACTGAAACATCAAATGGTGCGCTACTCATCGTCCAAAATCCCGTAATGTGTTCATATCAAATACTCTTACCGGTCCAGTCTGTTTTGGTACACCACCTGCGACAGGCAAAGCATCATCAATACCAAGCGAATATTTCCCTTCAGCTACCATTTTTAGAAAGCCCAGAACTTGTTTGTAATCACGCACGATAGGATCGTTTTTTTCATCAGAAACACGATTACGATGCAATTTGTAACGAACAATAATGCGTGCCCAATCAGTTAACAAACGAGGTACCTTAACTAAGGGTAGCCTGTGTCCACGTTGCCGTAAAAAGCCGTTTATTTCAGCTTCAGTATCAGCTATTGATTCATTAATACGTGCGATTGCTCGATTTGCCTTAATAACATCATCAGGCAACCAACTTGAAACATCACCACCATTAATAATGACTTCCAACAAATTAGCATCTACGGGCATTTCACCATCTTGAGCAACCAATTGGGATAGCTCAACGAGTCCTGGACGTTTGGATAAATTTAGCAATGTAATGTATGGAATATTCATCATCTTGACCCAAACCAACGATAAATTACCATTGGTTGTTGTTCACATTATTAACTGTTTGCGGGAATAACATTTTCAAACAGATAGCCAGCATCTTTAGCTACAACGAGTTCTTTGACAGATTCACCGACACGAACACGTTGACCGCCACGTAAACCAATATCAGGATCAACAATCGAGCCCGAAACACGATCTTTAAATTGAGCTGTATAACCAAACGTCACACCACCTTTAGTATTTGCTAATTTATTACGTACCGTGAATGATGCTTTATTGCCCCAAGCACGAAGTAATGCTGGAGATTTACCTGGTTTTGCACTATTTAAAAATGCATCACCGACATAAATAGCTTCTAACTCTAATAAGTCAGCTAAGAACCCTAGCGGAACAAGACCGTTTTCACCCGCATTACCATGGTACGCGGCAACAATTTTTCGATGACGACGTAATATTGTGGCAACTCGACGTCCTAGTGTGCCGATATTTGGACGCTGAACCATTGCATCAAATGCATCCGTTATTAATGCTACTGGGTCACTATCAGGATTATTCCATTGTTGTGCAGTAGTTAATGTTTGTTTATTGCTGTAATTTGCACCATTAAAAAGTAAATTTGCTGCTCGAACTTCACGATCTAACAAAATTAAATCAGTCGTGGCTTCAACGGCATGACCAAGTGGGTTATAACCTGTAATGGCTGTATCAATATCATCTTGAGGAACAGGACTATCAAGACCATAATCATTCACAGAACTTTCTTGCTCTTTGGCACCAAACTCAACTTGATTGGGTTGTGACGTCCGACCAACTTTGGTATTAGGCAAAGTAAATCGCTCTGAAAAATCAAATTCAAGCCATTTAAATGATGTGCTAGAAACAGGCACACGAGGCAAAACCTCATCGGCAATTAACTTATTATTACGGTAAGCGATAGCAATTGCAGTCAACTGCGGTTCAACTGGGAAAGGGCGTTGCATATAAAACTCCTCAATTAAAAATTTGTTTATTAAAGGTCATAGACTATTAGTTAAATAACAGGTCAAGCTTGTTTGCTTGGTGCAATCCAAATTGAGCCTAACTCACCTTCATTACCATTTTCTTCAGCAAAACCAATAATAAAATCACCACTATTTGCTTTTTTCGCTCGACCATCGGCATTTGCTGTGATTGGAGCACCAATTGCAATTGCTTCGCTATAAAAAACTTGTGCCAACCCACTGCGCACAACATCAAATACTTCACCGTCACCACCACCCACAATTGTTGATACACCGATTAATAATACGGTACCGTCAATCGCTTGTTTTGCTAGACCATCTTCACTACCATGACAGACAATCACGCGTGGTTTGACTTCGCCTTCAGCGGTTTTTGCTACTGTTAATCCTGGAATATTCATATAAAAACCTTTTGGTTAAAATTAAAATGATGCTGACATTAATAATCAGCCTGTAATTAATGCTCTTACTTTTTAGCTTTGGTTACATGCGTAACTGCTTGGCTAATTGAAATTGTATTGCCTTTGTCTGCCTGTTCTTTTTGATAGGCTTTGGCTGCATCAGCAATGACTTTTGGATCTTGTTTATCAACGTTATCTTCACTATCACTAGCAGCCGATTTTTCAGCAAAGTTCATAAAAGCAGGACGTTCTGAAAGTACTTTTTTGATTAAATCAACTGGGGAACTGTTAACAGTTGCATCACCTTCAGCAAATGAAATTGGTTCACTACCCAACGCCATAAATACTTCAACAACTGTAGTTTTATGCGCAGGTAATAATTTTCCATCTTTAACTAGTTCATCAACAAAGGCAGCAAATTCCGCTCGCTTGTTAGTTTGTTCTTTTTCTAGCAATGCTTGTTCACGTTTGGCTAGTTCAGCATTCTTAGCGTCAATTGTTGCTTGTTGTTCGGCAAAGCTAGCGTCTAAAGGTTGTGGCATTTTTTCTTTCTCCTTTTGTTTTCTGTCGGATATTGCACGCAATGATTCAAGGCGCCATTGCGGTAAAAATAGGTCTGCACTGGCAATGCCGGCTTTTTCAATCAGCAGGTCACGCAAATTAGCTAAAATTGAAATCAAATTCTCATCAAATTCTTCATCAGCCATAGAGAATTCAACAGCACCTTGCTCGCCGTCAGATTCGGCAAAACTAACATCAGGCAAACCTTTAATAGCAGGCGCTGCTGCACCTAAAAAACCAATGTGCCGCGCATAGTAATGACCCGGTTTAGGATTGCCTGGTGAATCCGGTAAATAAATTGAAAGTGAGCGTTTTTTATAACTGCCCGCATTATAGGCTTCAGCAAATTCTGGATTAATCTGATCTAACTTGGCATAAACCAAACCATCTTTTACTTCAAATGATTTTGCCCATGCGTAAGCTGGAGCTGTTAGTTTGGGATGGCCGATTACAGCAGGTGCTTCAGATAGCGTTGGATCATAGCTTTCAGCTAAATCAATACAGTTTTCTAAAGTAAAAGTGATTTTTCGACCATCTACCGCAGTATGCGTACCAGGTTTAAAAACGGGAATAAGTGCCATAAAAAATGCTCCAATAAATTGATATAGAGCATCATGACTTATTTTGAGAAAACGGTAATCTGAACGCGGGCAGATAATTTTTTAATGATTTGGAAAGGGGAACGGCAAAATAATAGAAGAAATACACACTAAAAACTTATTATAAAGCATTTACAACACGATTAAAGCGATTCGTAAATAAACTAATTAGCCTTTTTTAGTAAAGTGGCTTAAAACGCGTTATATTGCGTTTTAAGCAAAACCCAAGTGCTCACGCACAACATCGACCAAGAGTAATTTATCTTGAGCGCTAATGCCAAGCCATGGTCTTGCTGGAATTACCACTTGCTTTACAGGAAGTCCTCCCACATTTAATGCATTGCCCCTAACTGGTTTAATTGTACCGCCGAACTGATGAATAGCGCCATAGATTAAGTTTGTACCAAACAACAAAGTATTACCTTCAATCTGCCAATGCAACGTACTTCTTAGATTACCATCTAGTGTTAAAATTTTATCTTTTTGTTTGGGTTTAGATTCTTGATACCACGGTGATAATGCTTGCCAAGGTATACCATCTGGTGATTCTTGGGCATTAAAGCGTGCTTCATGAATATCTAATAACACTTCACCCATGTGATCAAATAAACCAGACATATCATCTATGGCTGCTTCAATATAAAGCATGGCATCAAGCGCATCTTGTATATTAAACTCAATATTTACGCCAGTCATTTTTTCACCTATACTATTTCGAATGTAAGTAAGCAGCTTCTGCCAAAGCCTCAAATCCTTACTTATGCACCTCAATTATGGCAGTGATTGAGGTTTATCGTTTAAACACTCGAACACCGACCCGAAGCTGTTCTAAATATTCAGGGTTATCAGGCGCAAATGTTGTCACACCTAACCAACCATCATCACCCACTTCAAATACCGCAAGCATTGGCTTAACTTCTCCATCAATCATAAAACGAGAAATGTAGCGCCGGCGCACTACAGATTTTTGTAGATGATCAAAGTATTCCATTCTTGTCCAAATTTCATCGGGCAGTTTTAACGAATCCGCAAGTAACAATAAAAATTGCTCACGACCACGTTTTGTAACTTTCAATTCACCAGTTTTGCTAACAGTAAAAAGTTGTTTGCCTATTACTAATGCTTCACCTGCTACATCTTTAAAAATGGTAGGATTATTTAATGTTGCACCAAATTCGTTTAAAAAAATATTTGCATAATCTTCTTCCGTTAACCCTTTTTCTAATATCCTATTTTTACTAACTTCACGAATAGTAGGCCAGTTATCAACGGCTTTAATGGATGGTACACCACGTTTAAGCGTTGGATCGCTATCAAGTGGGTTAGGTACAAATGTATCAAGTCTTGATTGCCCGGGAATATGTTCAAAACTTGGATCAATGCCCTCTGGCACTCTTACAATACGTGGATTACCGCTATTTTCACCAATTACTCTATCAACCCAATTAATTGATGGGGCGGTGTCTGGCCCATCTTTACCCATTCTTTTTAAATCACCTTTAGTTCGCCCACGAACACGACATTGACAACCATAGCCATTGGGTGGAAAGTGAGTATTCCACCAAGGATCATTAAAATCTAATACTAGATGATCCCAACTTTGATGAAGTTCTCTAGGGTGTTCAACATAATCACTATGCAAATATTCCATGTATGGAAACTTAGCATCACGTAATTGCTGGTAGCGTCCAGCTTGATAAGATGAATTTAAATTTGTTTCATAGATGATACGAGTACGCCAACTAAAACTACCGTTATAGCTCCAGCCATGTTTTTCGACAATTTCGGCAAAATCCTTTCTAAATTCTTCAAGTGTAGTACCTTGGCTAATTGCTTTATCAATAGCTGCACGAAAATCATTTAGTAATGCATTACGATTTGCCCCCGCCACAACAAAGGCATAATCATGTTCATTATTGTAGATATCTACATAGCTGTTTGTGGGCACATTTGCTTTACGTCTGAAGAATTCAATTTGCTCTTTAAATGGCAACGAGCCATATGCGACATTAACCATTTTTGCTATCCTCAAGTAGTTCTGTGCGACCTGCTAAATTAGCTGCTGTTAATGCTTCAGCCATGACCTTTGCATATTTATCTAATTGCATATCGGGAATTAGCTCAAATAACTTATCACGTAATTCTTCTAATGATTGAACATTATCAACCAGTTCTTTAATTTGATTAATCCATTTATCAGTAACGGGGTGCATCTCAGTATTTAATCGTTGTGACTGAAGTACTGGCGCAAAGTTATTCGGTTGCTGTTCGGCAAAATCAACGTTTTTTAAAGATTGCGCATCAATCGATTCCGCTGGTGCTGGTTGTGGTTTTTCTTCCCATTCCCCGCCGTACGTATCTTGCACATGAGCCAATGTTGGGCGGTAGCCAGTTGATTCAATAATATTTTTATCACGTTCTGATAATGATTTCAGATCCTCAGGTTCATCAAAAATACGTGAAACTTGAGGAACAGCAGCACCGGGAAAATTCATCTGTGTAAACCAAGTACCTGGTCCTCGATTCCAACTCTCACACATTACATCAGAATCTGATTTTGCAATTGAACTTAATACCGCAGCTTGGAGTGATTCATCACCACCGATTGAGCTTGATGCACCACCTGAGGAAGTAATTTGTCCAACGGTTACACGCCGGATAGCTTCGTTCATTGAGTCGTAAAACGCTTTATAATCGCCTGCGCCTGAGCGTGCTATTTGTAGCAATTCAAGCGTCATGCCATCTGGCATGATGATGCCTGAATCGGTCTGAATTGCACGAGTGAGTGACAGTAAGTCCCTTTTTTGTTCTTGTGTTGCACCTGTACTATATTTGCCCACTGCCGTTGGCATGCCGAATTTTTCCAGAAAAATTAGCCAGAACTTAATATCATTGCGTTTAAAAAAGCTTGGCCAGTAAAGCCAGTGAGCCAAGCCTAAGCCGTAGGGTTCATCATCATGATCGGCACCAGTTGCATAATGCCAAAAGTACGGTGCATCACAAGCAACACCTTCATGCATATTATTGGGCGTTAATAAGCGCAGTTCACCCATTGGAGTAAACCGAAAACGACGCCGATCACGAACTTTGATATCGTCAATCCAATATAGATTATCTTTGATGCCATAAATTAACTCCGCCACAGCATAACCGTAAAAAACACCGTAGTGCATTAACTTAGTTACACGGTCAAATCCCACCGACTTCAGTAACTCACTCATAGCTTCAGCAGCTTCGGTATCAATTGGTTTATCGCCTCCGGGTTCCACTTTCCATTCGCGAGAGATTACTGCATCTTGACGTTGGGTAAATGCTGACTTGACTTCATCATCATTCAATACTTCTTTATAAATATCTAAACGACCGCCACCCCGATTACGAAGAACACTATCATCTGGTAGCGCTAGCGAACCAATATACAATTTAGTAATATCATTATTTTCACCTGTGCCTGCCAGCTCTCGTCCTGTTTCAACATGTGGCTTTTTACCTTTAAACCATAACATTAAATAAATCCTCCAAAATCGTTACCGCCACGTACCGTGCCAAAGCCTGTATCAGCTGTTTCCAGTTCTGAGCTACCCGAATATTGATTCAATGAACGGTAAGAATCACGATATCCAAGTGACTGATATTCAATTTCATACCTATCTTGGCTAGCTGCATTAATTGCAAGAAAGGCAGCCCAAGTTCGATCAGCATGACCATTACTATCAGAATCAGCAACAAAACGCGGTTGCCCCGTTGCGCCAGTCACTTTTTTCAACTTATGCAAATCAGCACGAAGTGCATTATTGCCGGCTGGGATACGAATTTTTCTATCTTGAAAAGCTTGTTTACCTTGTGTTGCTAATGTTAATTTATTGGGAGCGGTAAATAGCACACCTTCAACGACCATTTCACCATAGCGCCGTTTAGCATCCTCCACCGGTTTTTCACCCATACCTGTTTGGTCCATACAGATACGAATAACACGATAACGTCTAAAAACATCATCAAGCAGTAAATCTTGCTCAGCAAAAGAGAGTCGCTTTCTCTCAATAATTTCACGAGTCCAAAAAACATCGCCCACTTGTTCAATGACCCAAATAACAAATAGGTCATTACGTGCAGCAATATCAACACCAACAAAACAAGGATTGCCTGTATAGTGTTCAGGAACTCCTGCTTTTTCATCTTCAACGCTAGTAATTAAATCAAAATCAAGCCAACTGCTGGCTTCATCAAGCCACTTGAGTTCAAACTCTTGTGCCCATAAATCATCATCACCGGCACCTTTGCGTAATTCCTCAATATTTCGAGGTAACCCATCATTAACGCATTGATAAATATCCGCTACATGGCGTGACCAACCATCATCTTTACCAGTCATCAGTTCATAGAACTTATTCCCTTTACCATTGGGAGTGCTGATCACACGCAGTTTTAAGCCGGGTTTAGATATAACAGGGAACAGTGCTTTCCAAATGGCACGGCTATCTTGATGAAAGGCAAATTCATCCAGTAAAACACTAGCACTAAAGCCACGAGCAGTATCAGGATTTGCAGGCAATGCTGTGATTTTACTACCACCAGGTAATTCAACTTCTAACGCTCGAATATTGGCATCCCAATCATAATCGAGTTCTTTAAAACCTGCGGACATTGCACGCAGATGAACTTTAACCCCCTCATTCATGGCTTCACGTGCTTGACGTTCACCACGTGATAAAATAACCCAACGCGCACGTTTACCTTGAGCTTCAGCTCGCAAACAGTCGAGTACAATTTGCAATGTACTGGTAAAGGTCTTACCGCATTGTCGAGAGAACATTGCAATAGCAAAACGGCTGGTATCATTAACCCATCGCTTTTGGTAATCATATAATTTAAGAGCTGGTTCGGTTTGTGTTGTCATAAGTCATACGCCGCTTTAATTACTTTTGCTAACATCTCAGCTGGTACTTCGCCTGTTTTTTCTAGCTCATTCAGTTTTTCTTTTTGCTCACGCAATAACTTTTCACGTGCTGCTTTCTCTATTTCCTGCCTCTCTTTAAAACTTAATTGCCTTGCTTGCATGGCTTCTTTGGCGGCTTTTGCTAAAAAGCTAATTTCCTTGATAGTGATATCTTCCGATTCATGTGCCTTAAATGCGGCACGCGTTGCCAGCGTTGTAACAGCTTGTGCAAGTAGTGCCCCTGATTTATCATCAACACTATCACCAAGCTCATCCACCAAAATACGTGATGCTGTTTCAATTTCACGTAAGCTATTGGTCATTTCATTAAAACCTTTTTGATAGCGGTGAAGGCTAGAACGGCTTGGCGTATCAGTACTGGGAAACGTTTGTTGCAGTTCGGCAATCATTTCATCAAGAGTAAGTTGATCGGCTCGTAATAATTTTTCGATATATGTTCGAACTTCTGGCTCTAGCTTGTGAATTGTCGATTTACGTCCCATAATTAAGCTCCTGCGCTTGGACGTTTTACACCAGGCACAACAACTTTACCGGTGGTCACATCAGCACCAAAATCGGTTAAACGTGCAACAATAACACTACCAATTGTTTCGGTTTTAATTAAGTCTTGTTGTCCAAGCCAACTTAAATGGGTTTTAACTTGATCACGACTAATAGCGTGGCCATAGTGATCTAACGCACTATAGATAATGCTAGAATTACTGCTATAACTTGGCATTTCATATAAGATACGCAAAATAACCAAACGTTGATCTTCTTTTAAAAATTCAGCGTAGCTCATAATTCCTCACTTGTTCTTTAATAAAAATTGGTTAATGTTATCTAATTGACGAGATAATCCTGAAAGCCGATCAGATAACTGATTTAAAGTAGCTTCATTGCTACTTAATTTTTCAATCAATTTGGTTACCTGATGCTGAGTTGGTAATGACTTAACCGTCTCTTCAACTTGTGTTACTCGAATACGTAAGTCTAGTAGCTCTTTTTGGCTAGCCGATTGACGTCCAATTAACCATGAGTAAACACCAACCACCGCCATTACAGCCCATTGCAGAAACTGCCAGTTAAAGGTAAGTTCATTAAAATTCATCGTTTATTCCTTTTTTCTTCCAATGCTGCACATTCAATACATAAATCAGTAACGACTAACTTTCGACGTTCTTCAGCTATAGGCTCTTCACAGATTTGACAATACAGGCTCGATACTCCCGTCTTTGCTTGATGTTTTGCTAGTATTCGTTCTCGTGCTTCCATTTCAACAGTTGATGCTAAATCAGCGTTATCCATTGTTTACCTCGTTGATATATTTTATTAGTTCAATAAGTCGACCTGAGCACTGACCGTATTGATCATAAAGCTGTTTTAAGGCTTGAGCTAAACCGTCAGCCGTATTATTTCGCCGTTTTACGGGTAATTCGCATGGTACCGTCAGTTGTGCTGGTAAAACCATGGGTTGTTGCTTGTGCGGCATTTGCACGGGCTGAGTCGATGAACTGCAAGACACTATCATCAAACACGCAATGAGTGCGATCATTAGCCGTTTTGTTAAGTGCATCTTGTAATGCTTGAGTTGATTGTTCATCATATAATTTCCTTTCTGCTATCTGCTGTGACAATGAATAACTTGCATCATTAGCAGTTTTAGTTAGTTGCTTTGTACTCTCAATAAATTGGCTTAAAGTATTCATTGCTTGTTGTGCTTCTAAAGCAATATATTCTTGTTTGGCCATTGATTTGCCATGGCTGATACCTAATCGGTAAAGCGCACCCAAACCAACAACCAAAATTATTCCCAACAAAAAATAATTTTTACTGCCCACAAAAAAGCTTTTGATTAATTTGCCTATATTTCTAATCATCACAAACTCCTAAACCCCAATTTTCATTTATATAAACAGGTTGCCAACGGTAGATAATGCGAATCGGATAATCACGGTTTTCTTTAAAATTAATACTTTTACGACCGCCATTTATATTTTCAACGACTCCCCAGTAATGTGTTGCATCTTGGTATTCTCGTTTTGCTCGCTGACGATCACGATTTATCCAGCCAAGCCCACCGTTATATGCTGAGAGCGTGAATCCCCATCTATCACAATCACTCGCCGTTGCATTAATACGCTGATATAACCAATAATCATATTGAACTAAGGCACGCAGTGCCCAAGATGGGTTATAAGGTTCGTTGCTACCCAATGATTTAGGGTAAGCCCCCGCAATCCAATCCGCCGTAGTTGGCATAAACTGAGCTAATCCTTGAGCACCCACATGTGATTTTGCGTTTACTTTCCATCGAGATTCCTGATGAATTTGCGCTGCAAATAATGAAACAGGTGCATCAAGACCAAATATTGCTCGTGCATTACGTGTCAGTTCCCGTTGATGTTGCTTAGCATCATTTGGTACACCTGCTATAGCAGGTGCTAAATGACAACTAAACAGCATAAACACAATAATTAAAGTTAAATAACGCATGGCTATAATCCAAGTGTTACGCCAAGGATTACAGCAAAAACAATTAATGCACGGCGAATTAAAACAACCGCAAAAATCATCCGATAAGGTTCTAATACAGGATATTCGGCTAAGTAATTGGCATTTGATTTGTCATACAATCTACCGTCTTTTTTGTATTTAATTTGATAGAAGTTTTTACCATCTTTTTTCCAATCAGTGCAAAGATAACTACCTGGAGAAGAATAAGGAAAAAGGGCACGGTCAAGGTGATAACCAACAACAGCAGAAAGTAAAACAAGAGATAGTTTATAAACGACGACTGGTAATTGCTGAGGTGATAATAATGTTATGATTAATAAAAGAATAAATGAAACTACATACCATTTTAATAAGCGAATTTTGGATAATTTTTTGATAGGGTGTTCCATAAAAAACCTCATAATTAAATTAATGTATGAGGTTATTATGATCTTACTTACTTGAAATGTAATTTGAACGGGGGCAGATTAATTTTAGTCTTCCAAGCTCTTTTTAAAGTCATTTTGACAAGCATTCAATTGTAATTGATAAATATCAAGTTCTTTAGATAAAATATCATCTCGCAATTCTTCTAATTCAACTCTTTTTTCATCAGAGATATCCATGCCAAGCTGTTTATTTATCTTTTCCAAATACTCAGTTTGCGCATGTTCGTATCTACATTTTTCTAAACTTTTGAATGAATAACGAGAGGAAAAAACAACAATATAATAAGCAATAAAAACGGAAACTGCAGGGCTGTAAGTTTTATACCCAATAGTCCATTCATGTAAAGCGCACAGGTTATCTAACAACGGTGTAAAAACAGACACCAAAAAAGCCTGAAAAGCTAAATAGGCCTTTTTACTTAGCACGATGCTTTCCTCGTGCTAATTTTTGTTTTTTTCTTATATCCAAAATTTCATCAATAAAATTTTCATCATCTAGAAATAATTTTTTACTATGTTTTAAACCATTGTTATCAGTTACAGTTAATTGAATATATTTTAAAGGTTTAAATTTAGTATATAACCAAACTATCCCACCTTTAACTAATAAGATGGTTACGATGAATATTGTTATACAAGTTACAATATCAAAAATGGACATAATTTTACCTAAATTATTCTGCGCTCTTTAGCTGCACGATGCCTAATAACTCTATCAATAGAATAAGTTGTTTTTGTTATTATATCTTCTTCTGTTACTGTTTCTGTTCGTAATAATACAACAAATAAATCATCTTTGGAAAATCTAGTTTGATTTGTATTAACACGTTCTAAAAAATTTTCATCATTCATCGCTACTGTAATTTGTTCACCTGAAGGTAAAATAATGCTCCATCCTCTAACTGAAGAAAAATTAACTTTTGCGAAATGTACATTCACTTCTTTTTCTTCTGTTTCTATATCTTTTTGAACGAGAACATTCTTTTTTTTAAAGCTTTTTGCTGAGTTTTTTTCCACTTCTGTAAGTATTTCTTGATCATCTGATTTTAATTTAAATAAAGATGATTTCTCAGTTTGTAATGGTTTATAGACTAACTGGTCAATTTCTTTTCTTATAGCTTGGCTTGTTAGTAATTTTTTTACATCTTCTGTACATTCAAGTTCTTTATTACCAACTGTTAATTTAGATATACCAGATCTTTTATCTGTGTTAATTTCAGCTATCTTTTTACCTTTAATTATATCAAGCGCAGCCCAAATGGATCCAATTGCTGTTGCAGTACCTGTTGTTAAACCTAAGGCTTCTAATGTATTTCGTGATATATCTATAGCTTCACAGATAACTTCAAAAGAGCCTTCTTTATGGGCTTTTACTGTAAGTTTAGGGGATGCACCTTCACCATTTAATAATTTATCTGAATGCTCTATTAGTGTGGCTAGTGAAGAAAGTGCATTACCTAATGTTCTGGCATCAATTTGATTATCCGAGTATGCGTCACCACCATAAACAATTGAAAATTCTGTTTGATTTGTCATTATTTAATTCCTTACATAAAAATATTTTTTATTCGCTACAATTCTTCTCTTCAACTTCTTTTAATTGCGCCAACCGCCTATTCGCACTTTTCAGCGCTTCACCTTTTTCAATAACATTACCAACCCCAAAATCACCTAAAAAGGATAGAACGGAACGACCATCAAATTTACTTTCTTTGTCAACATGTTCTATAAAACCTTGAACTTTTGCTTTTTCTAGTGCTATTTCACGGCAAGTCATGGTGTCTTTTTCATATTGAGTTAGCTCACTAACCATCAATAATCTTCATTTTCTCAATAACTTCAAATCTATCTGTGTTTGTTAAATGGCTAACTTCCTCAACACCACCTTGGGATAAAAGTAATCCACTTATTTCAGATGGATTTTTGTAGATTGCAAACTCATATTCTTGAAAACCAGTAAACGCACCATACCCATTTTTAGCATTAATAAATACAACATAAACAGTTACATCATGACCATCTATTTTTCCTTGCATATAGCCTTTAAATATATATTGCGCACTATCTGGATCTTTCAGTTTACCCATCATATAGTTTTTTATTTTTTCCTCATATTCAGGATGAGAATTGCAACCAACTAATAAAAAAATGCTAAATATAATTGAAATGCAAAATAACCATAATTTTTTCATCTTTAATCCTTAAAAAATAATCGCCCCAAAAATAAAACCCACGGCAAATATTGCTAACGTGGGTTTTATTTGAGTTCTGAATAAAGTTATTGTTTGGTTATATAAATTTTGATTATTTAATTTCTCTAAATTAGAAAGTTCTTCAACATAATTTAATACATTTTGTAACTGCATTTTATTAAGCCGTTTTAAATCTGAAGTACAAAATTGCCGCTTACTGTAATGATTCATCTTATTTTTTAATTCATCTTTGTCATTAATTTCACAAAGAATCAAATGGATAAGCATTTTGCAAGATGCTTTTTCTTTAGCTGCTTCAAATTCATCTGTTAAAAATTTATCGGCAATAGGAAATTGTGAAACAGTTATTTCATTAATACTACAAACACCAAGAGTAGCGTGTAGTTTAAGCCATAGTTCTCGTGCCGTTAACTCCCCATAGTTTTCAATATCAGAAATTAAACTATGAAGCGATTTTCGTTGAGCGGGAACCAACGGGCGAGTATCTAACTCATCATCATTACTTGACGTAATATTATAAATATCTCTACCAGCTATTTGTTCTGCCGTATTATCCTGAAGTCCAACCGTCACTTTGTTTTCCGCCTCCTAGTTGTATAAATATTTCCACCAGCAATTTGACCTTCACCTCGAATTGTATTATTCGAAATATTAACCCCTGCCTGCTGAGCCGTTCCTGCCGTTAGTGCACCTAAGGCTGCCGCTTTAATTGCCAATGGTGCTATTCTAAATTTGTCAATTAAATCTTGCTCATCAACAGATAAATTATTTGTTGTTCTAATACCAGTTACAACATATTGAACATCTAACCCAAAATTAGCTAATGTAGATAAATATAACGCATCAGGAAATCTCTCACCTTTTTCATAATTAAGTTGAGTTAATTTCTTTACATTAGCAATTTCTCCCATAGCAACTTGGCTAAGTCCCATACGTTCACGTTCTTCTTTTAGTCTTAATCCGATATTTTTTTGCATACTTTTTATCTTGACAGGTATAAATATTTATACCATAATTTAACACATAATTTATAAATCACTTATTAATAACTTATATCAAAGGAGCTAAAAATGTCTAAAGTTCTCACTCCCGAACAAGTTAAGCAACAATTTCAACAAAAAGGCAAAACTATCAAATCTTGGGCGATTGAAAATGGTTACCACCCCGTTGTTGTTTATAACGTTTTAAATGGTTTAAGCCGTGCTCATCGTGGTAAAACACACGATATAGCAGTAAAACTTGGCTTAAAACAAGCTTACTAATGCTGATTGTAACAGTTTTTCATATACAGAAAAAGGGCGAAAAACATGAACAAATCACAAATTTCGACATCTGGCACTCGAATACTTAAGGTACTAAAAGCGCTTAAAGGTTATACGTTAACGGGTTTATCTAATGGCGATATCGCAAAGATGATTAATGAATCACCTGTTAATGTAACGCGTTCACTTCAAACACTAATCGAGGAAGGACTAGTAATTAAGTTAGATAATGGTTTGTTTGCTCATAGTGTGCAAATGTTGCAAATAGCCCAAGCGCATGCAATTCACATCACTAAAATGCAAGACCAAATAACAGAAATCAATCAGCGTATTACTGCTGGTTCAAGAGGATAACTAAAATGGCAAGACAAGCAAACAAAGCAAAAGAAGAAATTGAACTACCTGCAATTGATGAGCAAGGGATTAATGATGCAATGAATACCGTGACTACTATTCAAAGTGAATATAACGAAGAACGGGATCTAGTTAATCAGCTTTTGGGGCAAGTTCAGATGGCTGACTCATTCAGCCAATTTTCGAAAACGGTTTACGTTTCGAAATTAGCATATGTTAAAGAAAATCAATTGTATAAAAATTTAAAAGGTCGCAAAAACGTAAACGGTTTACTTTTTTCTGGTACATGGGAAGAATTTTGTCAATTATTGGGAATGTCACGAGTTAAAGTTGATGATGATATTGCTAATCTAAGGATATTAGGCGAAGAAGCCCTTGAGTCTATGTCTCGTATGGGCATCGGCTACCGTGAATTACGCCAATATCGTAAACTGCCCGAGGACCAAAAAACGGCATTAATTGAAGTTGCTAAAGCAGGCGATAAAGAAGCCTTAGTTGAGTTAGCAGAAGAATTTATTGCTAAAAATGCTAAAGAAAAAGAGCAACTCAAAAAAGAAAATAGTAATTTGCAAGCTGACTACAAAGCATTAAGCAAACGTAATGCTGATGTAGCGAAAGAAAAGGAAGAATTAGCAATAAAACTGGCTCAATTTGAAATGAAAACCGTACCACTAGATGAGCGTTTAGAGCCGTTTAAAAAACAGATAGCAGAAACACAATCACGCATGGATAAGCTATTTGAAGAACAAAGGCAGTATGTAGACATTATGTATAAATTGATGCTCGAAATACTGGAGAATGACCCTGATTACGATCCCGAAAAACCATATTCATTGCCTGAATCAATGCAAATTGCATTATTAACATTGAATGGTTCAGCCGTATTAACTTTAGATCAAGCTCGCTATGTACATCGTGAACTTTGGAGCAAATTTGATAGCGATATTATAGAAGCTCAACAGCGACAAGAATCTTTAGTAAATGAGAATATCCAAGATTTATATAAATGATATTTCATATCAAGGGAATTTAAAAATGGTATCACCTAATATTCGCAACTATTTAAATGAATTAGCAATCAAGCTAGATAACACAGATTTTGGTTCAAGAAGCGCTATTATGAGTGAAGCTCAAGCCTTTTTAGGTATTTCTAAACAAACTATTTACCGACAATTAAAAGAGTTTTGTGGTTGGTCAAGTGATCGGAAATGCAGAGCTGATAAAGGTGATACAAGTGTTTCTGATATTGCTTTAAATGTGGTCGGAGCAATATGTAAAGAGTCGGTGCGTGATAATGGTAAACAAACTATGTTTACAACAACAGCAACAAGTATTGCAAAACAAAATGGTTATGAAATTGGTGTAAGTACTAATCATTTTACTAGGTTATTACGAAACCGCAAAATGAATGTAAAAGCACAACAAGTGGCAAATCCTGTTCAGTCATTACGTGCATTACATCCTAATCATGTGCACGAAGTAGATCCTTCTCTATGCCTAATTTATTACATGAAAGATAAACAACATATTATGCGTGACCGTGATTTTTATAAAAATAAGTTAGGAAACTACGCAAAAGTTAAATACAAAGTCTGGCGTTATACTTTGTATGATCGCGCATCGGGCATGATTATACCGTGGTATGTAGAAGCAGCTGGCGAAAACCAACACTCATTATTCCAGTTTTTAATGTTTGCTTGGGGTGAGCAAGATGGGCGGTTATTTCACGGTGTACCAAAGCTATTGTATTGGGATAAAGGTTCAGCAAATACATCATCAGCAATCAAGAACTTGCTAGACCATTTAGAAGTTAAATATCTAGAACACGAAGCAGGTAATGCACGAGCTAAAGGCGGTGTAGAAAATGCCAACAATATCATCGAAACACAGTTTGAAAGCCGTTTAAAATTTCAACCAGTTAACTGTATTGATGAGTTAAATCATGCAGCAATGAACTGGGCGGAGGCATATAACGCTAATCGTTTACCTGGGCAAGATACACGTTTGCGTCGTATTGGGTTATCAGAACCTGTATCACGCCAAGCGCTCTGGCAACATATTACGGCAGAACAATTACGTACATTGCCATCTATAGAAGTTTGTCAGGCATTAATGGCAAGTCGTGAGCAAGAGCGCCAAGTTAAGTCTGATTTAACCATTAGTTTCAAACATCCACAATCAGAATCATCATTAGTCTATAGTTTAAAAGGCTTAGAGGGTATTGCTGTTAAAGATAAAGTCAGTGTGCGTTCATTAGTTTACGGTGATTGTGCTATTCAAATTGAAGTCCCTCGTTATGACGGCGAGTCATTAATCTACCGTATTGAGCCAGACCGCAATTTTGATAAGTTTGGACAACGTTTAGATGCACCAGTGATTGGCGAAGAATATAAATCGAAAGGTAATACCGAGATTGAACAAGCAGCAAAAGCGATGGATCAAGTAGCATACCCAAACATGACCGAAGATGAAATCAAAAAAGCAAAGCAAAAACAAGTAGCACCGTTCGGCGGTCAGCTCAATACACTCAGTTATCTAGATGATATTAATCATCCTGCCTACTTTGAACAAAAAGGCAATGAAATTGAAACACCGGAACATTTAAAGCCAGCTACAACAACATTAACGCTAACCGCAGCTTTAATGCGTATTACCAGTTCAATCGGTCGCAGATTAACAACTGATGAAAATAAATGGTTATCGGCTCGTTATCAAGATGGTGTTCCTGAAGATTCGTTAGATTCACTAATTCGTACATTTACAACACCTGTTGCAGTCGGTGACGGTACGACAGGGTTTAGGAGTGTTAAATAATGCTGAAATTAAAAAGCGTAATGACGCAATTCAATATCAAACAGGCACAACTCGCCAAGCATATTGAATACAAAGGCAATTCAATCAGCCAAGCAGTAATTAGCCAGCTCGTTAATCACAATATTTGGCCACGCTCTATTAAACGTGAAGAACTAGAGCAGAAGATTGAAAAGGCATTAATAAAATTAGGTTTAAGCAATGATTATTTACTAAATATTTTTGAAGAAGAAACTGACACAGCCGAAATCTTGGCGGACGACGCTGTGCCAGTTGACTCAAATGAAAAACACTTAACAAAGGAGTCAGCCTATATGTTACTACGAAAACAAACTATAAATCGAGATGCACGGGCACATTTCCGCATTCCTAGGGATCCATTTACGGATGAAATGACCGAAGATGCCGACGTTTATCTATCCGATGATATCCGTTATGTACGTGCAGCAATGCGTCAAACGGCAAAGCATGGGGGCATGTTGGCAGTTATTGGTGAATCAGGTAGCGGTAAATCAACACTACGCCACGATTTAATTGATTGGATCAATATTAATCATGAACCAATAACAGTTATCGAGCCTTATGTACTTGGTTTAGAAGATAACGAAGTCAAAGGTAAATCACTAAAAAGTATGGATATTAGTGGTGCAATCATCAATGCGATTGATCCACAAGCAAAACCAAAACGCAGTGCTGAAGCACGAGCAAGGCAAATGCATGAACTACTCAAGAATAGTGCGTTATCAGGTCGTAAACATTTAATGATTATTGAAGAAGCTCATGGTTTATCAATTCATACGCTTAAGCATTTAAAACGCTTTTATGAGCTACAAGAAGGTTTTAAAAAATTACTGTCAATTATCTTGATTGGGCAAACAGAGCTACAAACAAAACTATCAGAATACAACCCTGAAGTTCGTGAAGTGGTTCAGCGTTGTGAAGTTGTGAACTTAAAACCACTTGATTTTAAAGTTGAAGAATATATCAAGCATAAATTTTCACGTGTTGATATGGACTATACAACGTTATTTGATTTATCTGCATTTAATGAAATCATCAATCGGTTACGTGTTGCAACAACACGTCGAGGTGAAAAGCAAGTGCGTTCATTATGTTATCCATTAGCAGTAAATAACCTTGTTTCTAACGCATTAAATCTAGCTGCACGCATTGGTGCGCTAAAAGTTACAGGTGAAGTAATTGTTGAGTGTATCAAAGACCGAGGAGATATCTGATGAAAAAGAACCAACTCATCAATAATAGCATCAATGCGGTTAATAATGCTGTAACTATATTATCTAATGAAGAATTTACCGTCATTGGTTTTTATCATGATTCACTTTCAAAGCCAACTATTGAAATTGAGCATCACCCAAAGTGCAATAAGTTTATAGCTGTGGGTAAAGCGATGTATTACCGACATGAAGGTTATTACAGGTTTGGGCAATTTGAATTAAATGGCTGCCGAGTTATATGGAAAGAACGCGATATTAGTCGTTTGCATTAATCGAATAGGAGCTATAGAAATGATAAAGACTAAAAAACGTATTAAAGCTACCGCATCAATCTATGTTGTGCAATCAAAAGATCAAGCAACAGAGGCTATTAAATATTTAGGCGATATACAGCGTGAATTAATCCGATTAGAAACCGAAATGAACGATAAGATCGCTGAAATTACTGCAAGTTATTCATCAAGTATTGAAGTATTAAAAAAGAAGTCAGTAGAAATACAAAAAGGTATCCAAATTTGGTGCGAAGCAAACCGTGATGAATTAACCAACAATGGCAAAGTTAAATCAGCCAATTTAGTTACTGGTGAAGTGCAATGGCGCAATCGTCCACCATCGTGTGTTATTCGGGGGTTAGAAACAGTTATAGAAACCCTGAAAAAGCTAAAATTGGAACGATTTATTCGTACAAAAGAAGAAGTTAATAAAGAAGCTATTTTAAACGAACCAAATGTAGTAGCACATGTTCCTGGCATCACTATCAAAAAAGATGTAGAGGATTTTGCGATAGTACCTTTTGAACAGGAGGTTATTTAACTATGCAAAAACAAGATTTTTATATTTTGCATCAATTTATATTAAGCCAGACAGCTAATTTTATAGTTCACTGTAAAGAGTATGGTTTATCTGAATTTGAAGCTGATCGCATCATCGACGAGCTAGAGGAATTAGCAAATGGCTAAATTCTCTAGCCCAAAACGTTATATGCCCGACCATTATATTTCAATCAGTCATGAACATTCATTTATGCGTGAAGTAACTGGTCAGGGCTATGTTGATGGAAAGCTGTACGATGAACTTTATGCTGAATATATAAAATTAAAATCAGTTAAAACATTGAAACAGCGTTTTGTTAGTTTTTTAAGGTGTTTTTATGACAAATAATAATGAAAAGTATATTGAAAAAATCAAAAAACTTTTAGCTTTAGCAAAATCAACAAATCCAAACGAAGCTGCTATTGCAATGAATCAAGCCATCAAATTGATGGTAAAACATAATATTAGTAATAAAGATGTGGAATTATCTGAAATTGAGGAACATGTGTCAAAACATGCCCCTTCAAATGCAGAAAAACCACCAAGATATTTTTCAATATTAGTAAGTATCATTTCAAGCGCATTTGGTGTTCGAGCTTACTTTACTTGGGAAAACAATAAACGAAAGGTTTCATTTTATGGACTTAGGGAACGACCACAATTAGCAGCTTATACCTTTGACGTTTTAAGTGTTCAATTAGTTAAAGCTCGAAAAGAATTCTTATCGCAACAAAATGGTAATTGTAAAAAAATCACTAAAATCAACCGAGCTGATGCGTTCTGTGTTGGCTGGGTTAATGGTGTTTATCAATTAATTGAAGATTTTGCAATGACTGATGAGGAACTAAATCTATTAGCTGAATATAGAAAGACAAAAGATTTATCACCAGCTAAGGTTAGAGATGCTAAAAAGTGTAATGGTTCAGACTCTTCACAATTTATTGGTTATTTACAAGGTAAAACCGCTCAATTGAATCATGGTGTATCAAGTTCAGGTTATTCTTCATCACTAATAGGGGTTAAATAGATGAAATCTAAATACATCAAGCTGATTCATATTGCAAAATCTCAACTTAATCTGGATGACGATACCTATCGTCATCTATTACTGAATATAACTAAAAAAACTAGCACCAAGGATATGACTGTTTGGGAACTGGAAAAAATTCTAAATAACCTGAAATCAAAAGGTTTTAAAGTTAAATCATCAAAAAAAACAGGGAAGATAACTGCTACAGAACCAGTTCATAAAAAAATACGCTCATTATGGCTAGAGCTAGCTGATGTAGGTGAAGTAAAAAACCGCTCAGAAAAAACTATCAATTCATATGTAAAACGTATTACTGGTGTTGAAGTGATGGATTGGCTTACCCAAAAACAAGCAATGGTTGTAATTGAAAGCCTAAAAAGTTGGCTAGAACGCGTAAAAAGGAATAAAAATGAAATTAACACGTTGCCCAATTTGTCATAACGAAATTAATTTAGAAGCATTAGTCGAAGATGATTCTGGCAGAGAATTACTTATATTAGTAAGTAATTTAAACTATGGCTGTGCTAAACCGATGATTGCCTATATTGGTTTATTTCGTACTCAAAAATCAAATTTAAGTAACTCACGAGCAGTAAATTTAATAAATGAGGTACTACAACTTTTTCAACCAAGTAGACATCTAGCTCACGCGCTACGGGAAACAGTTAATAATATTCACGCTAAGCGTTTAACTAGTGAGTACAAACCGTTTAAAAATCATAATTATCTAAAGTCAGTTTATGATTCTACTAAGCATTTATTTGCATATGTTGAACATAAAGAAGAAGACAAACCAGCTCGTAGCAGTAATGAAGAGTATTTTGAACAGATGTATAGAGCCGGTATCGATTTTAATAAATTAGAAAAAAATATACCCGGTGCACTAGATTGGTATAAGAACAAAACAGGAGCGTAAATTATGACTAAGTCTGCAATATCTATTAAACGTCACGAACTGCTAACGCATATATCATTATCTGTGGCTAATGAAGCCATGGATTATGGTCTACCTGAAGATATTGCAGCTCATCTTGGCGATAGTATTGCAAATACAATTTCAGAACTGTTCGGCGGTCAGAATATCACATTTCCACGCGACTACAGATTTAAACTAAACCAACGTGACTTGCAAATCTATGACGCATTTAAAGGCAATAACTACGCAGAACTAAGTCAAAAATATAAAATGACAGAACGAGGTATCAGAAAAGTAATCGACCGAGTTCATAAACGAATGATAAAAGAAAAACAACCAACACTGTTTGAATTTAATGACGCCTAATTAATTTTTAGAGCAAAATTTTTTAGGCAATTTTTTATTTCATATTTTGTAACACTTTTTCAAAAAACAATTTCATTATTTCCCTGTTTATTTTGTTATATCCCATTTATCTCATCATTCTGTTATTATTTATCATGTTCTATTTCACTTTTCGTAACATGCTTTTTTTTATTCAATATATTATTGTATAAAGTAAAAATCTGATTTACGATAACGTCAATTTCGTTTTGTCATTATGCTTAAGCATTAAATAGTTTCAAGGAAGACGCCAAACGATCCCGATTTATTTTTTAATTTCAAGGAGAAATCTATGGCAGTAACTAACATGAATGAGTTAAATGAGTTAATGGCTCGAGTCAAAAAGGCACAGGAGACTTATTCAACTTATACTCAAGAACAAGTCGACAAAATCTTTGTAGCAGCTGCGACAGCCGCTGCTACGGCACGTATTCCACTTGCGCAACAAGCTGTTGCAGAGTCAGGAATGGGAATTGTCGAAGATAAGGTCATAAAAAACCTTTTTGCCGCTGAGTATATTTTAAATAAATATCGTCACGATAAGACTTGTGGAGTCGTTGCTGAAAATGAACCATTCGGTACTATTACTATAGCAGAACCACTTGGTATTATTTGTGGAATTGTTCCAACAACTAACCCAACTTCAACTGCGATTTTTAAATCATTAATTAGCTTAAAAACTCGCAATGCAATTGTCTTCTCTCCACATCCTCGAGCTAAAAAATCAACTATTGAAGCTGCTCGAATTGTATTAGATGCCGCAATTAAAGCTGGCGCACCAAAAGATATTATTGGTTGGATTGACGAGCCATCTATCGAATTATCAAATGCATTAATGCATCACGATGATGTGTCTGCTATTTTAGCAACTGGTGGACCAGGCATGGTAAAAGCCGCTTATAGTTCAGGTAAACCTGCGTTAGGTGTTGGTGCAGGTAATACACCAGTTGTTATAGATGAAACAGCTGATTTGAAACGTGCTGTTGCCTCAGTACTTATGTCTAAGACATTTGATAACGGGATGATCTGTGCATCAGAACAAGCAATTGTTGTTGTTGATTCTGTCTATGATGAAGTACGTCGCTTATTAACTCAATATGGTGCATATGTCTTAAATGCTAAAGAAACTAAAGCAGTACAAGGTATTATTTTAAATGACAAAGGCGCCTTAAATGCCAATATTGTTGGTCAGCCAGCAACTAAAATTGCTGAAATGGCCGGTCTTAAAGTTCCAGCTGGTTCGAAAGTACTTGTTGGCGAAGTAAGTAAAGTTGATTTATCTGAACCGTTTGCCCACGAAAAACTTTCTCCAACGCTTGCTATGTTCAAGGCTAAAGATTTCTCTGAAGCTGTTGATAAAGCAGAAAAATTGGTTGAAATGGGTGGAATGGGGCACACTTCAGTCCTTTATACTGATCAAGATAGCAATCGTGAACGTATTGCTTATTTTGGTAGTAAAATGAAAACTTGCCGTATTTTAATAAATCAACCAGCGGCTCATGGTGGTATTGGTGATTTATATAATTTTGATTTAGCGCCATCTTTAACATTAGGATGTGGCTCTTGGGGGGGTAACTCGGTATCTGAAAATGTTGGACCGAAGCACTTAATCAATAAGAAAACAATCGCTAAGAGAGCAGAAAATATGTTATGGCACAAACTACCAAGTTCTATCTATTTTAAACGTGGCTCACTACCAGTAGCTTTAAGTGAAGTGGTTGAGCAAGGTGCAAAACGTGTATTTTTAGTAACAGATAAATTCCTATTTAATAACGGTTACTCAAAACAAATCACTGATCAATTAGAAGCACAAGGTGTTATTTGTGAAACTTTCTTTGATGTTGAAGCAGATCCAACATTAAGTGTCGTGCGTAAGGGTACTGATTCAATGCAAGCATTCCAACCAGATACAATTATTGCGTTAGGTGGTGGTTCACCAATGGATGCTGCAAAAATCATGTGGGTTTTATATGAGCACCCTGAAACTAAATTCGAAGAGCTAGCATTACGTTTTATGGATATTCGTAAACGTGCTTGCCACTTCCCAAATATGGGGCAAAAAGCAAAATTAATTTGTGTAACAACCACATCAGGTACAGGCTCTGAAGTAACTCCATTTGCCGTGGTTACTGATGATGCAACAGGTCAAAAATATCCATTAGCGGATTATGCTATTACGCCTAATATGGCAATAGTTGATGCAAACTTAGTGATGAATATGCCTCGCTCACTTTGTGCTGCTGGAGGCTATGATGCTGTAACGCATGCTTTAGAAGCTTACGTATCAGTTATGGCAAGTGAGTTTTCTGATGGGCAAGCGCTACAAGCGCTAAGCATACTTAAAGCTTATTTACCAGCAAGTTATAGAGAAGGCGCTAAAAATCCTATTGCTCGAGAAAAAGTGCATAGTGCAGCAACGTTAGCAGGTGTTGCTTTTGCTCAAGCATTCCTTGGCGTTTGTCACTCAATAGCTCATAAAATTGGTGCAGCATTCCATATTCCTCATGGTGTTGCTAATGCGATGTTAATTAGTAATGTTGTCCGTTTTAATGCAACCGACAAACCAACTAAACAAGGTACGTTTAGCCAATATGGTTATCCTAAAGCAGTTAGCCGTTATGCCGAAATTGCTGATCATTTAGGTCTAACCGCAGCTACGGATAATGATGAGAAGAAAGTCGAGAAATTAATTGGTTGGTTAGATCAACTTAGAAAAGATCTTGATATTCCATTTTCTATTAAAGAATTTGGTGTGGATGAAAAAACTTTCTTGGCTCAAGTCGATCAGCTTGCAGTTGATGCCTTTGATGACCAATGTACTGGTGCAAATCCACGTTATCCTCTAATTGCTGAGCTAAAACAGATCCTTCTTGATACTTATTATGGTCGTGCATATCAAGACAAAGGCGATATTAGCGAAGATGTAGCGGTACAAACAGCGGCTAAAGGTGTAGGGACAACTAAAAAAATGTAG